TACTCTGGCAATATCGTTTTCAAGTAGCATATCAACTTCTTCTTGCGACAATCCTATCCCACCATTAGGATCAATATTTCGTCCAATGCCCACCGTCCAGTACCCGGCAGGGCATTTGTAAGCTACGTGCCTGCCGTTGGTGACTACTTCACCTTCGTGGCGCTTGAGCATTTCAATTAGCTTTTGCATTTTATTTTTTTCCATTGCTGCCGCCGAAGAAATAAGCAGATATGCCTGAAACAAGTCCACCTAAATAACCTAGGATTAGGTTAACTACCCCGTCATCGTTAGCGTCTGGAGGCTGTATTGTGACCATGAAGACGTATCCAAGAAAACCGATTAGCGCAACCATAGCAAATATCTTTGGAACAGGATCATCGCCAAAAGTCTTTCTTGCGTCCTTCCTGTCTTCAACTTCGGTCTTGAAAGACTCCAGATTTATCTCCATCTCTTTCAAGCGATTCTGAAAATCAGCATCAGCTTGTTTAACTAAAATGGCTTTCTCTGGCTGGGTTTCCAGTATCTTCTCAATCTCTTCTACAGATGCGTTAGGACTTCCCATTTTCGATGCGACCATCTTTACCGCCATGCCTGCTAATGGGCCTCCTGCGGCCTCTGCTACGGTAGGAGCAAGAGATTTTAGTAAGCTGCCGAGTTTAAGCATCTTCGGTTGCGATCTCGTCAATAGTGTCACAAACATCCGGTACGACTACGCCCGTAGTGGCAGACAGTGCGCCTCGTCCTACCGCTCTCATGCCTTTATACAGCCCTGAGCAGTAAACCTGTTTATTTGCTTTGACTTGTTCAAGTGTAGTACATGAAGCCATCAGTAAAGCTATGCTAAATATCAACGCCAACCTTGCCATCTTTTTGCTCCTTGAGAAATGTGTCTAAGCATTCTTTGTAACCTTCCATAAAATGGTCAGCTATCCTGTCCTTAAAATCGCCACGGTCTTTCTTTCGGTAATACTTGCTTGGATTGATTATTGTAGGGCCACCGTTTGAGAAGTACAGCATAGTCTGTGACCTACTAGGGCCATAGCATAGGCGTGGAACTCTTGGCACTAGGTCTGATCCTTGAACCACTGAGATTTGATTATCTAGCGTCATAGGACGCTTAAAGCCTTTGAAGAAAGTGTTAGGCTTTCCAAACGTAATAAGGTTTAAGTTGTCATGCTTGCCATTTAATTTTGCCGCTGAAAGCTCTGCCATCGCACCGCCAAGGCTATGTCCGCAAATTAGAGTGCGCTTATTATAATCTATATGCTGTTCTATTTCAGACCAGATAGACTTGTGCGACATAGCAAAGCCTGCATGACACAGGCGCTTAACGTAAGGAACTGGGATTACAGCAAGGTCAGTCAGGATGTCTAGCTTCTCCTGCGTTCCTCTAAATACAATAATGTCTATTGTCTTGCGCTTAACTACAAACGCCGTAGCGCTGGTTAGTTTGTTCTCTATCTTAATCGCATCACGATTAGTATCGTTGTAAGCCTTAATAGACCAAGAACACGCAATCTTTAGAAGGACAGGATCAAGTTTCATTTGTCTGCCTTATTCTCAAGTCTTTTAAATATCGCTCCGAGCATCTCTTTCACTTCACGGATGTCCTCACGGTAGTCATCCTTCGCAACATATTTCTCGGGTATCTGTTTCATATCGGCATCTATGCGGTCTAACAGTACGAAGACCCGATTGACTAGCCAGCCGCCGCCAAAACTTACGATTGCCAGAAACACGTTAAAACCTGTTTGAAATTCAATCATTCTACCGCCACGCTTGTGATCGCCATAGCTACAACAAAAACTGTTGCAACAGTGCCTATTATTGCCGCCACATCAATCATTGCGGCTCTAGTTTCCGCTTTAGCCTTGGCATCAGCGATTCTCATATTTCGTATTTTAGTTCTTTCCTTGAGCATATCGTGCCAGAGATTTGCATTGCCGCTCCAGTAGAACAAATCTTTTAATTCTTTTTCGAGTTGTTGAGCCTTTCTTTTTTGTAGCGTTATCTCAAGAGCCTGACTCTCAACAGACTTACCACCAAACAGTTTTTCTATTTTGCTCGGGTTAGTGGCCTTTTGTTCAAGTACACTAACCGTTTCACGCGCATCCCAGAATTTACTCAAAGCTCTGGTCATATCTCCAAGCTCTTTGCCTTCATTAACCGCTGTTTTCATAAAGCGGTAAGCTGAAGAGCACATCTGTACTGCTGCAATTATTTCTGCAGCCATCAGTAAATCCTTATCCCATCTTGCTTTGGGTCTACTAAAATCGGCTTACAATATGTCGTTATTACTAAAGTGCTTGGACTTCCTCTGCGTCTTAGCTTCGCAGCAAAACTGTTACAAGTATCAACGCTCCGAAAGCACATAGCCTCAGAGCAGTTATCGTTAGCTACTTCCAAACCACCAATCGTCATGATTAAAACGAAAACGTGAATCACTCATTCTACTCTGGCTCTGTCGGCCAAGTGACTTCGTTAGGGAAGCCTGCCTGACTAGGAATATCTCTTAATGCTTGGCGGTATGTCGCCCATGCTGCTTGGTCTACTGGCGCGTCTGCTACTTGAGTCCAATCTGACTCTGTTAGTTTAGCGTCTCGCTCTGTGCGTACTTCGGCAGCAGCTCTATCGCCTGCACCTGCTGCGTACTCAGCTTCTTGTGCATCCCATTCAGCTTCTTCTTCAGGAGTAAACGGAACATTTCCTTCTGGCGTTGCGTGATAACGTGTCATTGTTTAGTCCTATGAGTTTTTAATGCCGTAAAGTCTAAAAGTTCCAGTAACATTGTATCCATTATAAGAATAAAACCTAACTCCAGTTAAAGCACCATAAGCTCCATTGTAATTAGCTGCACCAAAATTTCTATTTATATCAGAACCGGAAGTGCTATAAGATGCTGCGTCCCAATTAATAGTCTTAAAAGTAGTTGTACTTGAAGGATTGTTAATATACATAACCATCTGAGCTTTGCCAGCAGAAAAACTTCTTTTAAGCACTGGTATGCGGTCAGTCGATCTATCAACTCCTACAGTAGTGGCTGCGCTTGAAATATATCCGCTTGCGTTTCTATAATCGATTGTTTGATAAGACCCTCCTATTTTAAGACGAGCATCAAACTCATCATTAAAGGCTATGCTAATATTTGTACCTACAATTACATACATATCATAAACATTAAAAACATTTTCAACATCTATTGTTGATACGCCACTTCCTGTTGTTGTGCTAAGCAACTCCCAAGCTCCACCACCAGCAGGAGCAACAGACTGCCAAGTAGAGCCGTTTGACGTAAGCACATTACCCGAAGTGCTTGGAGCTACGGCTTGTGGAGCGGATGTTCCGTTACCGAGAAGAACATTATTTGCTGTTAAAGACGTAGCACCAGTGCCGCCACGATTAACAGGCAGAGTTCCGGTAGTCTGACTGCTGATATCTATACTAGACAACGAGCCGCCAAGAGTAAGATTGCCAGAGCTTGTTACTGAGCCAGAAAGAGTTAAACCCTGTACTGAGCCTGTGCCGCCTACACTTGTTACAGAGCCGACACCTTTAGCGTCTAGCTGCGTTTGAATTGCCGAAGTCACGCCGTCAGTATAGTTAATCTCTGTCGCTGTAGCAGTAATACCTAAATCCGACAAAGTTTCTACTTTAGCGTCTAGCTGCGTTTGAATTGGGCTGGTAACTCCGTCTGTGTAATTTAATTCAGTCGCTGTGCCAGTGTAGTCAGAGATTTGACTAATAGTGACTGACGTAGCTACTGGCGCGACATTAACCCAAGCTGCGCCGTCATAGACCTTCATTGCGTCTGAAGTGGTGTTGAAGTACAAAGCGCCTTCCACCAAAGCACCGCCTTGGTTGTCCACTGAAGGATCAGAAGCCTTTTCACCTAAGTATCTGGCATCAAACTCGTCATACTTGTCACTAGCTGCCGTAGCTGATCCTGCCGCCGCTGTAGCTGACCCTGCTGCTGCTGTAGCTGAACTGGCTGCACTTGTAGCCGAAGTAGCTGCGTTGGTTTCGGAGGTAGATGCGTTTGAGGCACTCGTAGAGGCTGCTGACGCGCTAGAAGCCGCATTAGTCTCACTAGTAGCCGCTGCACTCTCTGAGGCCGCTGCTGCCGTTTCTGAGGCCGCTGCCGCTGTCTCACTAGCTGCCGCATTGGTTTCCGAAGTAGAGGCCGCGCTAGCACTCGAGGCTGCGTTGGTTTCAGAAGTCGATGCTGCGCTAGCACTGCTTGCCGCTGCTGTTTCGGATGCCGCTGCGTTAGTTTCACTTGTAGACGCTGCTGAGGCACTAGAAGCTGCATTGGTTTCGCTTGTTGCTGCTGCTGACTCACTTGCTGCCGCCGCTGTCTCAGAAGCTGCTGCTGCCGTCTCAGAAGCTGCTGCGTTGGTTTCGGCTGTTTCCGCTGCTGTCTCACTAGCTGCTGCCGCTGTAGCACTAGCCGCTGCTGCCGTAGCACTTGCCGCTGCCGCTGCAGATGTGCCTACCCAGTAGGCAGGAGAGCTTGCCGGAATGTTGCCAGTGTTTGAGTTCTGTAAAGAGGTGTAGAGAATGCCGTCAGTACCTACCGCATTTTCATTGATTGCGTATGTCCTGGTAGACAGCCAGGCAAAGCTCAGTAGCACCCAGTACGCTGTAGCACTGGACGGATTATTGTTCAGATTGGTGTTCTGGAGGCTCTGGTATTGCTCGCCGTTATAGGTGACTACAGCACCTTCCTGATAGGTTATGCCAGAGTTCCATTCGACTGAGTACAGCAGCGTCCAATATCCAGATGTGGACGTAGGATCGTTGTTCTGGTTGCCGGAGGCTAGAGATCGATAGTATTGACCATCGCTACCTAATACTACGGCATCAGCACTGTATATCTTAGTAGCTACCCATCCATCACCAAATACACTAGCTGTCTGACCTACCGGGTCACGGACTAGTATCTGCACATTATTCTTGTCTACTAATATTGACTTAGCTGTACCGCTGAAGAATATGTTTGGTTGCCTTCCAGAAGCAGTCAAAATAACCGGATTAGTGTTCGGAATAGTTTGGTTAATGTCGCTGAAAGTGTCTTTGAGAGTAGTCGTTCCCGTCTCGTAGAAATATATCTTTCCGTTGCTTAATGGATCACCTGAATCATCAAAATATTGTGCATTTATTTCATTAAATCTAGCCATTATTCATCACCGAATAAGTAATCTGTTAAAC